GTCGGCGGCCATTCCTGGGTCAGGCAGGCGACCAGGCCGCGACGCACCTGCACCTCGTCCAGGCCCGCCAATTTCTGGTTCCATGAATCCTTCAGTTCACGGGCAGTCAGGCCCTGCCATTGCTGCGCGAACTTGGCGCCGTACATCAGCAGCATTTCATTGACCACCAGCGCGCCCATGGCGGCAGAAGGCATGTCAGCGGGTTGCATCGATCGTCCCCATGAACCGCTCGCGCGGCCGGCCGTCGTCGGCCAGTACTTCTCGCAGCTCCTCGGTCCAGTCGGCCAGGCGTTGCGCCCTGCCTGCCGGATGGCCCGCTGTAGCAGGCGTGCGCGGAGGGAAGAGGCCCTGGTACCCGCCCGCGATGCTGTTCGCGATCACGGCCCCTGGCTGATGCCCTGCGGCCAGATAGGCGGCAAGCTGTTGCAGCTGACGCCTGGCGCCCTCCTGCGTCACCGGCTTTTTGCGCGCCTTGCGGTCGGCAATCCAACTGACCCAGTCCTCGCGGTCCAGCCAATCCGGCAGTTCGATCACGGACGCGTCGAATCCGGTCCCCCGCTTGCGGGAGGTGTGTTCTTTTGGTTCCTGGTTCTTGGTTCCTGGTTCTTGGTTAGCTTCCGATCCGCCATCTGCCGGGCCATGGCCGGGTTTCTCGTCGAAACCCATGGGAAACCCGTTGGGTTGTTCCGGATTGCGCTCTGCCAGCCTGGGCCGGCCGCCTCGCCGGCCGTTGGCCTTGGCAGTCTCGGCCTTGACGTGATACGCGGCAATCTCCACGTCCGCCCGTTTGTTGTGCCAATGGCCATCGCGCAACACGAAGAACTCGGCCAGCACCTGCGCGGCCGCCTCTCTTTCTTCTTCGCTACGGGCCCCCACCCACCGGAATACCTGCTGCAGGTTGTCCACGATGGGCTGCTCTTCGGCGTAGTACCGGCGCAGCAGGCGGCTGTAGATGGCATCTTCAAGCAAGCTCAGATGCGCCGTGGCCTGCGCGTAATCACCGATGTTGTGGCTGTAGTAGTTCATGCGTGTTTTTGCATCCCCGCCAGTCTTACCTCGCTATCATTTTTAAATCTTAGAATGCTAAGATTCTAAATGCAAGCCAACTAAGATTGTTTTTGTTTAGCATCCTAAGATGACCTTTCAGAAGCGAATCACACAGGCGTTCAACGAGGAAGCGGCCCGTCGTGCGGACGCGGCCGAACCGCGCCTTACCAAGACAGACCTATGGAAGGCAGCCGGCGCCTCTTCCGGCGCGGCGACGCATTGGTTCAATGGGTCCAACGGCATGGATATGGCGACCTGCATCAAGGTCGCCCCGCTGCTGCGCGTGAACGCGCAATGGCTATATGACGGCACCGCCCCGAAACTGCCTGCGAGCGATGGATCCCTGGCCGTAGCGGTGCCGGCGCCCCCTCGGTGGCCCTTCCCCGGCATCCCGGAAGAACAGGTGCGGGCATTGCCCCCGGATCAGCTGAACAAATTACAGGGCGCGATTGCGTTGGCAATCGCGCAATTGAAGCTGGGGATTGACGTCTCCCCTGCTACCGCCGCGCCACAAATGCCGACGGTCCTGCGCAGCGACTCGCTGGTGGACACCTACTTGTCCCGAGACGAGTTCCCAATGCGCATCGATGGCCTGCCTGCAGCGCCCTGGGAAGGCGGCAAGACCACGCGCCAGACCGAACGCGAAGGCAGGGTCCGGATCAGCACCCAGAAAGGCGTGGTCGCCAATGTGGGCGTGGGCGAACCGCCCGCGGCCAACGACAGGTTCGAGAAGGTCCCGGAACTGGCCGACGTGCGCCTGGCTGCGGGCGACCCCATCGAAAACCATGCCGAAGAACAGACCGGCATGATCCAGTTCCGCAAGTCCTTCCTCAGGTCGGTAGGCGCGGACAACGGGCGGGGCCGCGTGGTGTATGCGAAGGGCGACAGCATGGAGCCCGTCATCCGCGACGGCGCTGCGTTGCTGGTGGTCCCCAACGAAAGCCTGACGCTGCAGGACATCGCCGCCGGCGGGGTTTATGCCATCAACTACGACGGCAAGATGATTGTGAAGACGGTGGCCCGGGAACGGCTAACCGGGCAATGGGTGGCGCGGTCGTTCAATCCCTTGCACGATGACATCCCGCTGGAGAACGGGGCATCGGTGCGAGTGTTGGGGCGGGTCGTGTGGGCGGGGGCAAGGTTGCGGGATGATGAGGCGGGGCGGTGGCGGGCTGAGTGATGGAAAGTCTCGGGGCCTCGCCTTGCGGGTAGTCGTAGAAGCCATCTCCGGATGGCTTTTTCTTGACTGGAATTCAGCCCGCGCTTGCTGAGCAAGCGAAGCACAAGATGCGCCGAAAGCGTAAAGCGCCAGCAAATGAAAAAAGGCACTTCGCTTTCGCGAAAGTGCCTTATCTTCATTGAATTCTTTGGGGTGGCTGATGGGGCTCGAACCCACGACAACCGGAATCACAATCCGGGACTCTACCAACTGAGCTACAGCCACCTCTGATACTGCTTTTCTTCCTTGCCGCGCTGCTTTTGAAAGCTGCTCAACAACGAAGAGGCCGAATTCTAGCACGTTTTTTTAATCCGTGTGAAACCGGCCCCGCCGGCCCACTTGCCAGCGCGGGCCACCTTGCTATCCTTCGCCATTGATCATCTACGGAGGCCGCGCTTACGCCATCGCCATGGACCGCATACATGCAATCTTGATCGATTACTGGCCCCATCTGGTGTTTGCCATCAGCATCGTGGCGGGAACGGGCGCGGCGGTGCATGCCGCGATGACCAAACAGGACGTGCGGGCGGCCATAGGCTGGGTGGGGGTGGCGCTGTTTTCGCCGCTGTTCGGCGCGTTGTTCTATTTCGTGGCGGGCATCAACCGGATCCGCAAGACGCGGCTGTCGCAGCAGCGCGATGAGGCGATGGTGGTGGATGCGGAGCAGGTCGAGACCGCGCCGGTGGACGTGGCGCCGATCTCGGGCCAGCAATTCGCGTCGCTGAAGGTGCTGGGCGACCGCGTCAGCCGCTTCCGCCTGCTGGGCGGCAACGCGGTGCGGCCGCTGGCCGGCGGTGACGAGGCCTATCCGGCGATGCTGCAGGCGATCCGCGAAGCGCGCCACGCGGTGGCGATGCAGAGCTATATCTTCGACAACGACGCGATCGGGCGGGAGATGGCGCAGGCGCTGATCGAGGCGCGCGAGCGCGGGGTCGAGGTGCGGGTGCTGATCGACGCCATCGGTTCCAAGTATTCGCGGCCGCCCATCGTGCGCATGCTGTCGCGCGGCGGGGTGCCAGTGGCGCGCTTCATGACCAATCCGCTGGGCGTACTGCGCATGCCCTATGCCAACCTGCGCAGCCACCGCAAGGTGCTGGTGGTGGACGGACGCCTGGGCTTTACCGGTGGGATGAACGTGCGCGCGGCCTTCGTCAGCGCGCTGGCGGGCGATGGCACCAACCGCGATACGCACTTCCGGGTGGAAGGACCGATCGTGACGCAGCTGATGTCGGTGTTTGCGCACGACTGGAACTTCACGACGCACGAATCCCTACCGGCCAGGCCCTGGTTCGATCCCGAGGCCTTGCCGCCGACGGGCGACGTGCCGATGCGCTGCGTGCCGTCCGGCCCGGACCGCGCGCTGGGCAGCACGCACAATATGCTGTTGGGCGCGCTGGCGGTGGCGCAGCGCCACGTGCGCATCCAGTCGCCCTACTTCCTGCCGGACCAGACGCTGATCGGCGGGCTGGCCACGGCCGCGCGGCGCGGCGTGGTGGTGGACATCGTGATTCCCGGGAAGAACAACCTGCGGCTGGTGGACTACGCGATGACGGCCCAGCTGGACCAGGTGGTGCGCACGGGCTGCCGGGTCTGGCGTTCGCATGGCGCGTTCGACCACTCCAAGCTGATGACGGTGGACGACGCGTGGGCCTATGTGGGTTCGTCCAACCTGGATCCGCGCAGCCTGCGGCTGAACTTCGAGCTGGATACTGAAATCTACGATCCCGGCGTGGCGCGCTGGATCGGCGCGCGGGTCGACGGCTTGATCGCGCAGGGCCAGCGCGAGACGCTGGAGAACCTGCTGCGCGCGCCGTTCGCCAAGCGCCTGCGCAACAAGGTGATCTGGCTGGCTACACCTTACTTGTAGACCCGCAAGAAGCTCAACCGTCGGAAGCCGGCGCGGGCGCGGCGCGCACCGCGAAGACCGCGTTGGCCTTGAGCATGACGCGGCCTTCGACCTGCAGCAGGCAGGTGGCGTAGATCAGACGGCGGCCCTGCTTGTCGATGCGGACATGGGCTTCGAGCCAGTCCCCGGGCTTGACCGGGTTCAAGTATTCCACCGACATCTGCACCGTGACCACCGAGGCCTGCGCCTGCTCGGCGATGGTATGGCCCAGCGCGCTGTCGGCCAGCGTGGCGAGCAGGCCGCCGTGGGCGATGGCGTGCATATTGGTGTGCGCCATCCCCACGCGCAGGGCCAGGACGCAATCGGCATCGCGCTTGTAGAGCGCGCCGAGGTCGGCCAGATGTTCCATGAAGGGGCTGCTGGGGCGCCAAGGCGCGAAACCGGAAGGAATGGAGTCTGTCATGCTCAAGCCTGGTTTTTTCACGCGGAATACCTCGAGTATCGCAAAGAAGTCTGCTGCCGGCACCGCTATCCGCAGACCTGTGATCGCGGCGCGGACGATCCGCAAGTCAGAGTAAGATTTACGCCATAACAAACCCCTACATGGCAGGAGCAGTGGAAGATGGCGAAAGTCGGCATGGTTGGTATCGGCCTCATGGGCCATGGCATTGCAAGCAATCTGGTCAAGCACGGGCACGCGCTGACCGTGCTTGAGCACCCGGGCAATCAGCCCCTGGACGCGCTGAAGGCCGCGGGCGCAACCAGCGTGACCGATGGCGCCACGCTGGCGGCCCAGTCTGACGTGATCATCCTCTGCGTTACCGGCAGCCCGCAGGTCGAGGCCGTGCTGCTGTCCGAGGGCGGCGTGCTGGCGGGCTTGCGTCCCGGTACGGTGATCATCGATTGCTCGACGGCGATCCCCTCTTCCACCGTCAAGGTGGCGCAGGCCGTAACGGAATCCGGCGGCCGCTTCCTCGATGCGCCGATGACGCGCACCCCCAAGGAAGCCGCCGAGGGCCGGCTCAATCTGCTGGTGGGCGGCGACGCCGCGCTGTTCGAGGAATGCAAGCCGCTGCTGGCCTGCTTCGCCGAGAACATCACGCACGCCGGCCCGATCGGCGCCGGCCATCGCATGAAGCTGCTGCACAACTACGTGTCGCTGGGCGTGGTCGCGCTGCTGTCGGAAGCCGCAGCTTGCGCGCTGCGCGCGGAGATCGATCCGGCGGTGTTCGCCGACGTGCTGGCCAAGGGCGGCGGCGGCGGCGTGGCGCTGGAACGCATCAAGCCTTACCTGCTGGAACAGG